TCGACGCAACCAATAGTGCGGCAGCATGTGACGTAATTAAAGAACTATATCCTGACTCAGAGATTTTGTTTTGGGAATGGGTATAATCACGCACGATGTAATTTTTGTGCTATAAATTAAGCATCAATCACCGCCAGCTCAAGGTGTTATAGAGTGTCGAGATTCGACGATTGGAGTAAGCAGTATGAAGTATGACGAAATGTACTATTTAGATAACCCGTCCGCTATGGATGCGTTAACTGAAGAACAGCAATTGGAATTGATTGAGAATGGATTCCTTGAGATTGAAGAAGAAAGTGAGTTACCGGTAGAGCCGACAGAGACTCCGCCTAAGTCCGAAGTTGTAGAGCCGCCGCCAGAAATAGAAAGCAAAGGCGGTAAACATACAATACCGTACAAAGAGTTGGAGGACGCTCGTTTACAGGCTGAGCATTGGCGCACTGTTGCAGAACAGCGCGATGCAATGATAAGTGAGTTACAAGCGGCAAAAAAGGCTGACGAAGGTACCGGTGAGACGACGCAACAAGACGCGGTTATCGAGAAATATGAAACCCAGTTTCCAGAGATTCTCGACGATTTTAAACCGGTCATTGAGTCTATCATTGAAAAACGAATCAACGATGCATTGGCGAAAGTTGATAGTCGATTCGGTGCGGTTGAGTCAACACTGACCGCGCAACGGGAACAGGCCGAGAATGATATTATCACATCGGCGCACCCCGATATTCTTCAGATCATGGATACCAAAGAGTTTAATGATTGGGTGGCGGATAATCCGAACATCATTGATCGTAGGACGAAAGACGCTATTAACATTCTCAAAGCCATGACCGATGTCAATGTTCCAAGTATTATTGAAGTATTCAATCAGTACAAAGACCTGCATAAATCTACTGCGAAAGAAACAGCTAAGGCCGATCTACTCAATCAAGCGAAAGATAAGATCAGCAAGGCTAAAGTGGCTACCCCTGGAACGTTTTCTGATATACCGTCAGGCGTGAAAAGAGGTGGCAACACGGATATCGAGGAATTTTTGTCGAAGTCTGATGCTGAGCAAGAGAGAATTTTACAAGGCATGACTCCGGACGCTATCGACAAATTATACGCTCGACTATAAGTTTAAAACTCCGAATCAAAGGATACTACCATGTCAGTTTTTAATTTGCCTTATGGTTCCGATCAGGCCGTAAAGGTTATGTCACGCGGTCTGTTTGCGAAAAATACACAGCGCAACACTACTCTTAATCGGTTGACCGGCCAAATGCCGATGCAAGCCGATGCAGAAAATACATTGCGCCAACAATCCACTACAGATATGCCGATTGTTGTCTGTAAAGACCTGCAGAAAGGCCCCGGTGACGAGATCACGTTCGACCTGATTAACGATCTAAACGGCGTCCCTATCATGGGCGACGAAGTGGCCGAGGGTCGCGGCGAAGCGCCAAGCTTCGATCAAGACCGGTTGCGTATCAATCAGACACGTAAACCAATCAGCGCCGGTGGCGTTATGACTCAACAGCGCACCCGTTGGCAAATGCGCCAATTGTGTAAAGCGTTGGGTGAGAAGTACATGGCCGCGTATAGCGATCAAATGTGCTTGGTCCACATGGCCGGTGCGAGAGGGTTTCACAATAACATTGAGTGGAAGATTCCCCTGGCGAGCGATCCAAAATTTTCATCATACGTTGTCAATTCGATTCGTGCGCCTACCAAAAACCGCCATTACATTTCAACCGGGTCCGGTATCGAAGGCGTGGCCGCAGCCGCGAATGAGATTTCGATTCAAACTACTGACACAATGAATACTGACGTTGTTGATTCATTGCGTACGTTGCTGGATTCAATGCCGTTGCCTCCGTCTCAGATCATGTTCCCAGAAGATGAAATGGCCAGCGACGCCCCGTTGCGAGTGCTGTTGGTATCTGCTGAGCAATACACATCGTTTGTGCAATCCCCGAATTCGAATATTCGTCAGTTGCAAGCCAATGCGTTGGCTCGGGCACCCGGTAAAGGTAGCGCACACGCATTGTTCAAAGGCGACGTCGGTTTGTGGAACGGCATCTTGCTGGTAAAAATGCCAAAGCCGATTCGTTTCTACGCAGGCGACCCGATTAATCATTGCGCGTCATACACCAGTACAACCGAAACAACATCCGACTTGGTACCTGCCGCGTTCGGTACGACGTTTGCTGTTGACCGTGCAATCCTGTTGGGTGGTCAAGCGTTGGCCGTGGCGTATGGTAAAAATCCAAAGACCGGTAATCCGTTTTTCTGGTCCGAGAAAGAACTCGATCACGACAACCTGTTGGAAGTCTTGATCGGTATGGTTAACGGAATGTCTAAAATCCGTTTTAAAGTTAACTTTGGTGACAGTGGCGAACAATATACCGATAACGGTGTAATCGCAATCGACACTGCCGTCCGCATCGCAGGAGTTTAATAATCATGAGCACAGTTACTAAAAAAGACGTTAAACGCGCCATGGTTGGTATCGGCGCGGCATATGGCAATGCGTGGCGGCATGTCTATTCGTTCGTAACCAACTCCAGCGGCGTAATGACCGATTCTGACCAAACGACAGCCGTTGCCAATGGCGATAAGGTTCGCGTAGGTATTCTACCTGCCGGGCTTGAGCTTATGGATTCGCTGGCTATTGTCAGCGACGCCTTCGCAGGGTCGACCACTGCGAACATTGGTTTCGAATATGTCGACGGTGTTGACGATTCGGATGTTGCGCAAGACGCCGACTATTTCAACGCAGCCCTGGCGACGAGTTCCGCAGGTAGAACCCGCGCAGCAAACACTGCGGTTAAACCGGTGGTCCTACCCAAAGACGCGTATCTTATTTTGACCGTCGGCGGGGCCGATCATTCCGCCGCAGGTCGATTGGATATTCTGGTCGAAGGCGTTTGGCGCGGCGTGTAACAATCCCCCTAAAGTAAGTACCTGTTACCCGTACATGGACTAGCCCCTCATGTACGGGTTTTTTTAAGGAATATGATTATGACACCTGTTCGATACGTTGGTAAAAGAGAGCCCCATAAAGACTGCATCTTCGGTACAGGTATAATCTTTATGCGGGATCAGTCGGTATTTGTACCTGACGATATTGCAAAAAGAATGTTAAAAGAACACCCTACCGTTTATGAAGCGGGAGACGAAATTCTTAGCGACACTGTTGAAATTAACGCGCAACCGGCAGTGCGTAAGGGCGAAGAACCAGAAATCCAAGATATGCGCGACGTTATTCTAACAATGGACGCCGACGCCCTTCGCAATAAGGCCAAGAACGAGTACGGGGTAACCTTCAATTCTCGAATGAGTGTTGGCAAAATGCGCAAAGAACTCACTCAGTTGGTTGATCGTTTTGGAGTTATCTAAATGACTGTAGAGGATTTGGAGACGTTATTTAGAGCCCGATTCAAAGATAAGAATACGAAGCGACCGGCAGTTTCGTCCGATGATTATCTGATGTATTTGAATGAAGCTCAAGACGAAGCGTGCGCCCGCGGGATACCTATATTTGACCGGTGGGCACCGTATTGCACAATACCGGTTATCGCCGATACCAAACAGTATTCATTAAATAAGAGCGTCATTTCAGTTAAGCGAGCGTTTATCGGCAGCATCGAACTTCCCGTTGTAACGGTCGACGCCATGGATGCAATATCGTCGGATTGGCGCTCGTGGCCAAGTGGCACCCCAAGATATGTAATTGTGTATCCAACAACAATAGAGCTCGTTCCAACTCCCGATGCAAACACAACCTTATTGATTGATGTTTATCGATTCGCAAAAAAACTTACGTCTACCGCTGTCGAACCCGAAATTCCGCGAGCATTTCACCCCGCATTAAATGAATGGGTGTTGCACAGAGCTTATTCTTTGCCGGATGAAGACACGTCGAACCCGACTAAATCTGTCGAAGCCATGTCGAGATTCGAGAGCGTATTTGGTGGTTCGGTTATGGCCAAGGACTATCAGGACCGATACGTCGACCAGCCGCATGTTAACAGGGTATTCATATGAGTGCCGACGACGAGGAGCACGACCGTTATCGTCGAGTTGACGATGAAAAGATAAATAAGATATCGAGGCTCATTGAGCAAGAAGACGATCCTAAGGTTCGTGGCACGTTAACACTGATTCAGTGCCTTGTTGAAGAAATTCTCGATATGAATATCGATATGCGTCGAATTGGCTCAACCATCAAAGTGACTAAGAGTATTGCCGACGCGCATGAAAAGTTAGTACAGCGCGTTGCCGGTGCAATGGCTATTGTTTTAGTCATCATAGGCCCTGTTCAAGTTATAGCATTGGGAGCGACTGGATACATGTTTACGACCGTTGATTCGCTCAAACGAGAAGTTGTGATGGTGACCAAAGAAAACGAAAAACTCGATGCTAAACTTCAAGCATTATATAAGCGAGACCGCATTAATGAATGATTATGTCGAAGCCGCCATTTTTATCGGGCTGGGTTGCATTGGTGCCGCTTATCATTGGAGCAAGAAGCGATATCTCGATAGAACAACAAATCTCGATCTGGTTGGTTATTTGCTCACTGATAGACGAGCTACGTACAAAGCGTTGTCGGCCCTGGTTGTTGCTGAGATTGGTTTGTCGATGGCACATTCGCTTGACACGGGGTTTATGCCGACTCTTTCGGAGCTTGTTGGGGCGTTAACCGCCGGCTATGCCGCCGATTCACGATTTAATCGTGCGGAAGATCAAATCACACAGGAACAATAGAGGTAAATTCGATGTTAACAGATAGCGGAAGAGATAGTGCTAACGGTGGCGTATCGGGCACAGTAACCCATATTGCATTAATCACGGCGATAACCGATTGGCGAGCTGGCACAGTTACCGAAGCCAGCTACACATCGTATGCTCGAGTAGCTATAACATGGGCAGCCGCCGCTGCTACCGCCGATGGTGCCGGCAGAAAAGTTGCAAATACGGGAGCGCTGAACTTCCCGGCCAACACTGGAGCAGATCAAGCCGTTATCGGGTGGGCCGGATACACGGCCAGCACCGCCGGAACTTGTAAGGCCATCGGCTTGCTTGACACGGACCAACCCATTATTGGCAACGTAATCGCCAGTGACGATTTAATTCGAGCGCCGGCGCACGGTTTGTCAGCGGATCAACGAGTGTTTTTCCTGAAAGTGCCCCATGGCACCGTGCCGGATACGTTCGCAGAGAACACCGCGTATTATGTATTGGCCGCAGGTCTTACAGCGGATGTATTCGCTTTGTCGGCGACAAGTGGTGGGGCGGCGATTAATACAACCAATGGTGGGGTTGGTCAGTTTATCCCATACACAGCCCAAACTATCGCCACGAATGGAACACCATCGATAGCCGATGGCGCGATTATCATTAAGAATTGATGATCGATGACTACGTGGTATATCGACCCGGGCGCAGGTACTGATTCCAATGCAAGCGCTGGCAATGGTGATTCAGTAGGTACGGCTCGAAAAAAGCTTGATAATATCGTCGCTGCTGCCCTAGCGCCTGGTGACAATATAAAGTATCTAAAAAGCCCTGCCCCTGTGTCGCTTGGTATCAATGCGACATGGGAGAGCCGGCCCCCGAAAGCGAATATCAACATAAGTTCTTCGACAAACGCAACGCCTATCGTCGTAACAACGTCAACTTCGCACGGGCTTTCGGCGGGGGATACGGTTATCGTCGATAACCATGCGACTAACACCAAGGCAAATGGTGTTTGGAAGGTTGGTTCGCCAACATCAACAACATTTCAATTGCTTCATGAAGACGGTACCAATTCGACTGGTAATGGCAGCGGCTCTAGCGGTACTGTCACCGATATATCAATGTCGAATGTCCGATTGGCGTCCGCTCTCACCAAAGCCGTTGCGTGTAACGGTAACCAAGGCGAGTTGACGAATTGGACGGCTTCGGCAAACGTAACATGCAGCCTAAGTAACAGCGTCTACAAAGAAGGCGGTGAATCTGAACAGATAGCCATCGCTGCCGGGTTTACAACCGGACTGGCTGCATATCTAGCGCTAGGCGCATCTACGGATTTTTCATCCTACCAAAAGTTGACGTTTTGGGTGCGCCAATCTGCCGGCACCCTTATTTCATCCGGACAGATTCAGATTAAGTTATGTTCTGACACTGCGGGCGTTACCGCCGTAGATACACTGGATTTTCCAGCAATCGGTATGTTGAACGCTTGGCAGGCGGTCACCATCGATAAGGGGTCAGCGCTTGGCTCCGCTATTCAATCTGTGGCTATCTATGCGGCATCAGACTCCGGCGCGCAAACATTTGTCATCGATAATATCCAAGCCGCTAATGAGCTGCATTTAAAGACCGCTATCGGTAAGGCGACAGGTAATTATCTATTCCCGCAATCGATAAACGGCACCCGAGTTATTCTCGATGCTGATGCTGATTCTATGCCGTCAGTGAACTCATACTCGCCTGGATATTACGGAACCAGCGAAACCGTTGCGGCGTATGCGCAATCGATGTACAGCTACGGGGCGGGGACCAATACTTCTGTAGCGACACAAACATTACAAGACAATGGTACGGCAGGAAGCCCGATTACGATTACCGGCGGATGGAACGCCGGGTTTACCGCCCAAGATGGAATTACATGGTTCGATAACGAAAACGGGCGTAACTATGCGCTTGTTATGACGTCTCGGAGCTATATCACGATGGACGACCAAACAATCGCGTTCTGTCGTGCATACCGTGGCGTGTCGCTCACAACGGTAAACCAAAGCTCAATTTCGCTTTATGCGGCGAATCA